CTAGCATAAAGTTCTTGCTTTCAAGTCCTTTCATGATCCCCAACCAACGATTACGTAAGAGTGCTACTTCATTGATGATAGTTTCAAAATCAATAACTTCATCTTCACCGTCTACATATTTTTCTACGTCACGACTTGTTAAAGCACGTTGATAGTTTTCTAAGTATTTCTTAAAGTGTTTAGTGCGTATCTTGCGTAGTTGAATATTTAGATAGTTGAGAACCGCTTCAATCTCTTGTAGTTGATTAAAACGTCGTTCAGTGATACCAGGCAGGCCAGCAAGATTCTTTTCTATGTTGCCATAGACCCCAACTTCTGTTTTGGCTTCGTCCAGCTCTTTTTCATAATGACTTATAAAGTCTGGGATACTGCCTAAACTTGCAACTACACGACTATACCACATTAATAATCATCACCGTCATTTTCTTCGTCGGCGATCGCCTCATCTTCTTCATCGCCAAGATACTCTTTGACCGCACGACCTAGATAAGCATCAGTTCCGCCAAAGGTTTTAAGCTCACTTTCAGTGATGTTGTGATCAGCGGCGACACTGATAACATGATCAGCGGCGGCTTGGCGATCTTTGGGATTGATATACTCTTTACAAGTAAGCCAAACTTCACTGGCAATATCTAATTCAATGCTCATTCTGCTATCTCCTCTTCTGTTTCCTCAACTACTTTTGATTCAGTACTTAGCAAATTAACATTAGATGATAATTCTTTCATTACTTTATCTAAACACCCGTCTTCATTACGTTCCCATGCTTTGCGGAATTGTTTAATAGTTGTTTTATTGGCAAAGGTGTAAACTAAACTGTTACCTTCTTTGGCCAACAAGCTCTTAGCTTCTAACATGTCAGTTAAGCCGCTGTATGGACTCATACCAGTTTCATATGGAATCTCAACTTGTACACTTTCAAACGGTTTAGCATAACGAGTTTTCATAATCTTACAAGCAGCACGGATACCGTTAACTGTCGTAGTCTTATTACCATCAGCGTCTGTTTTAAGTTTGAGTTTACGCATAGCTACTACGATCGAACTTGCATAGATAAAACCTTGACCACCTGATATCTTATCATCTGGATCAAACATGTCTTGACTTGCGTAGGTGTGGTTTGTGCAAACTAATCCAAGATTTAATGTACCAAACATGTTCACGCAGTTACGAACAAGTGCTGTAAGTGCTTTAGGTTTACGACCCATATCACCTTTCATCTCACCTGCTTCAAACTGATTAACGTCTGTTGGAGTTAACATCATACCTAAACTGTCTAGAACAAATAATACCTTTGGACGGTCTTCTTCTGGAAGTGTACGATACTCTTTAACAAAGTCACTGATAACTTTAGCCACATCATCGATCATAGCCATATTAAGTTTTAGTAATTTGTCTTCGGTAGTATCTACACCAAGTGCGTGTAACCAAGCTTCGTCAAGTGCGTTTTCTGTATCGATTAAGATCACATAAATGCCTTGCTCTTGTGCGTGTCGCACAATATTGCCACTACAGATAAATGATTTGCCTGCGCCAGATTCGCCTGCAAATACAGTTACTTTACCCATTGGAATACCTCTTTCAAAGTTACCAGATAGTAAGTAGTTTAATGTGTAGTTGCCGGTTGAGATCCAATCTGTTGGATCGTTGAATCCGATACCAAGCCCATCGATTGACTTAGTAATTGACTTTCTAAACTTTGATATATCAAATGGTTTTGCCATGTTTATTGCCTCTCTATTAAATTATATAATTCTGTAAATACTGCTCTGCTATTAACGTTACGTCTTTGGTCCATCTTTGCTATCTCTGCTAAACAGTATTCAATGTTCTTTTCTACGGGTGTTTTTATGTATTGTAACACATTTCTTAGGCCGTTTTCAAGTAAAAATCCTGGTTTTTGACTAATCCAGTCTTCTAATTCTCGCTCTACTGATTGTAGCATAGTATTTGGTAAATGTCTAATATTTAGATAATCTGGTTCAGTTAACGCACCTATGACAAAACTATTATTATGGAAACCCAATTCATTGAGAAATTTAACCGTATCAAACAATGATCTGTAGTTTAACAAATGATGCAACATGTTAAATGTTATCTTATGATCAAGTTTTCTGATTTGATCGAGGTTATCTAGGAAATCTTCCCATACACCACCATATCTCACATATTCAAATTCTGCACCCATTTCATCAACACTTACGATCCAATGCACATTAGGAAACTCGCATATCTTTTCAAATACCCGTGTGTTGGTCTTGCTTAAATTCGTGTTTATCCTGAGGTTAACCTGAGGATTTTTTTCTTGTAATATTTCTAATAGCTCTAGATTTTCTTTCATCAACAACGGTTCGCCGCCTGCCATATACACATGTTTAAGTTGGTCAGCGCGATCAAATATATATTGTTTCATCTGTTGAAGCCGGTGTTGTGGAACTTCATCAAACTTTACATCTAGTTCAGTAGCCCATTTACTGCTAAATTCAGGCCCGCAATACACGCAACTAAAATTACAGGTATTATTCCATCGTATATCAATAGTACTTAAATTAAATGCGTCAATGCTTTTATAGATATTAAGATCGACATCTTTAAGTTCTTTGAGATAAAATATGCGATCACTGATGATGTTAAACCTCTTAGTATCTTTTTCTAAATCATAGCAGACATCACAAGTAGGGCCGGGCTTGTTGTAAGTCATATTATGTTTAGTTGTTAAATTAATATCGCCTTGCAATATTTCTATTAGATTGTTATCTTTAAGATTGCCAATTGGAGTTTGATTGCGAATACAGTTTTTTACTGTGCCATCAAAGTTATACATAAATCCGGTCCACGGTATAGGGCAGAAATTTTTATTGGTCAGATATTCTTTGCTATCCACTCTGTTACTCCCTGCGCATATTCATCGACATCCATGTAATCTGGTGGCGCTTGTCCTGGTTGTGTTGCAATACCACCCGGTCTGACTAGTAGTAATCTAGGCCATTCACTGCGTTGTTCTAATAATTGATTTGCTAATTCTAATGCCTTTTTCTGTACGATGTATTCGTCCCATTCTTCTTTTGGAGGTAACAACATATCAGTCATTTGTGTGCTAATATTTACAATATATTTTTGTTGCCCTTGCCATCTCCGCCATACTTCAAATAGTAGTTCTGTTTGGGCGTAACCTACCTGTGCATTGTTGATCAACATATCACAGGGTTCTATCATGCCTGCAACTTTAGGCAAACTACGTATGTTATACCCATTACGGCGACTAAGTGCTAGTACTTCATGATTATCTGCTTCAAATAATTTTGCTAATGCTAGTCCAATACCAGCAGTGCCACCTGTGATCACTATCTTCATTTTAATAAATGCTGTGGGTCGTTTACGAAAGTAAAACTAGCCACTACCCTTGGTAATTTTGTCGCTGTTAATTTAATAACACTATGTGGTATTCTTGAATTAAACACTACAGGGTTAGATAAATCGTGTATCTCTGCTATCACCGGCAGTTTGTTAGGATCTAAGCTGTCAACATCTTCTTGTTCACTACCAAATTGATTACGTGTCATTGGTAATTGTGCTATCTCTTCTTGGCTCACACCATACCATCTATTTACCCACCCTTGGGTATTGCATATAGGAATATTAATTTTTGCGACCATTGGCAATGCATCTAAATGTAAAGGCAAGTCGTCATACAATACCGTCACTGCAGCATTTTTTACGTAGAGCTTGTGTTTAAGGAAAAAATTAGCTAATTTAGGTGTGGTAGTTATTAATTTTTTAGTTTCAATAAATTGCCAATTTTTAAAATCAGGTGATCCTAACTCTGTTTGGTCTAAGAGGAATTTGTAGATATCATTTTGTATAATATCTAAATCATCGCAGTCTAATTCTACATATGGTTTCATTCTATTCCTCTTAATCGTTTTTGCTCTTGTATGTATGCTAGACTCTCAGGTGTATCTTTATTTTCAACTGCTAATTCTCGTGGTGTTGTTAGATAAGCATAACTATGGTCTATACCATGTTCTTGGGCAAATGATATAATATTTGGGAGATCATCTACGTTTAGTACACTAACCGTAGTCCATAGATTTAATTTAACTGGCATTGCCTTATATGCCATTAAGTTTTTATAAAACTTATCCCATTTAATTGGCCAACGCACAAAATCATGCACAGCGCCAATGCCATCTAAACTAACTGTCACGGTAACATCAATACCACGAGCCTTTAAGGGTAACAATTCGTCTAAGACTGTACTGCAATTTGTATTAAGTCGGACTGACTTTATATTTTTAGGCAAGTTGGCTAATAGGTGTTTGTAATTCTTACTATGACTAGGTTCACCACCATTGATGTCTAAATGTACTACACGGTCTAGAGGTAGTGACCAAAATTT